CGCGCCGCACGAGCAGCTTGTAGGCGAGCCGGTCCTGCAGATCGGGCGTGAAGACATCTTTTCCGCTGATCGACGTGACCTGCTTCGCAAGATCGATCAGCGTCGCCCGCATGAACTGATAGCCGCCGGCCGCGCTGGAGCCGAACCGCTTGGACCACTTCGCCTGCGCATCGACGATCTCACCATAGGTCATGGCGGTGAGCGGTTTCGGCAGCTTGGCCTGGTTATCGCCGTAGATCACGTCATAGGACGCGCGGTCGCTCCGCCCGACTTCCGTTTCACGGATGAAGTCGAGCAGGATCGCCGCGCCGGGGGGCACGGTTTTATCCATCTGATTTTTCCTCTGGGTTTGGGATTTAAGCCCGTCTTAGCGGGAATGCGGGAATTCACTCGACCAGCAACGGAAACCGTGCCCATATGGTTGAGCCGGGGCCGTCGGTCGGATCATGAAGGGCAAGCACAATGTCTTACGAGTGGGACCCCAAGCGAGCTCATCGGAAGAGCGTGATCAGGTTCCTCGCCGCGCTAGCCGTGCCAGCCATATTGCTCAGTTCAGCAATTGCCGTCGCCGAATGGGCGAGAGCCCCAACCGCTACAGCTGCGGCGGCCACTGAAAGGCCGGCAGCTCGGCCATGAACTCTTCGGCGCTTGGCTGCGCTCGCTCGCCGGCCAGCACCTTCACCAGCTCGGCCGTGGAATACGTCCATACCGCCGATCGCCAGGCGAAGAGCGCCTCGCCCTCGGCCGCGAACTGCGGGTTCGGGTCGCCGCGATAGGTGATGGCGGTCTGGATGCCGTCATATTGCCGCTCGCGCGCTTTGGTATCGAGATGCGCCTGGATGGCTGCTGAGTATTGCGCCTGCAGCATGGCGCGCGCTTCTGCCGCCTTCTGCTCGGCCGTAACAACTTTCGATAGGTCAACCGTCCACATTGGCAGGCTCCTCTTCAGCAGTGTCAGGGATAGACGGCTGCGGATCGGCCGGCAATGCAATCACCCCGTCGGGCGGGTCGATGAGTGGCGGCGGAAATGCGACGGCCTGAGAAGGGCCCGGTCCGTGCGGCAGGATGAGCGTCAGGTGAAGCTCGCCGGCGATCCGTTCGACGGGGCCGACAAGCCATTCACAAGGAACCTCGCCGGCCGGGATCGTCGCGCCGTCCGGCAAGGTCGAGAAGTCGAATGGCACACCGTTGATCGTGAAAACGTCGCCTGCCCTGGTGACCGTCAGGAGGTCATCGCGGCGTTGGGGAGAGAACTTGATTTGCATTAGAACCACCTTCCAAGGGCACCAAATCGGATCGTGTCGCTGGTGCGAGAGGCATAGGCGTAGGCCGACCCCACCCACGAACCGAAAGCAGTTCTGGGGTTCACCCAGGCGTTAATTGTCGTCGTCACGTGACCGAACCCCACCGGCTGAATTCCGGTGAAAAGGACCGGCATCGGCGCACTCACGGCATTGGAATAAAAAACGTTGCCAGCAGCCTGGGTCATTGCGACGGGAAGTTCCGGTGACGTGCAAATCATGGTGCCGTCGGCAAATTTGACGTACTCCCCATTGGCATTGCTGCCCCGTTCAATGACGGCGCCGGCGGGAAAGCCCGCGGAGTTTGATACGGTCCCGACAACCGGTAGCTCAACAATCGTCCAGTCCGTCCAGCTTGTGCCGCCGTTGACGGTGTTCCTTCTGAAGACCTGGTTGTTGTCTCGGTAGAAATATTGAAACACGGCATTGGCGCTTCGCTGGAGAACCACGAGCGTGCCTGTCGTGGCTACCGAGGCGGCTCCGGCATAGGTGTTGGCCCAGTTCCCCGAGAGTGTGTAAACGCCGGCAACGGTGATCGTGTTGAGGTCGCCATCGACCAATCCGACATCACTGTTCGCAGGGGATCGAACGGATCCACCCCATACAGGACCAAGCTTCAGCAGTGCGTCGAGCACACCCGTCGACGAAAGCAGGTCGCGCCCCTTTGCCTTGATGTCCGCCAGCGCGCCCGAGTTTGCACCGGTGAAGTAGGCGAACTTGTCCGCCGCGGGGTCGAGCCCGGCTAGCGCAGCCAGCGCCGCATTGTCGAGCCGCTGGATATAGGTCGAGAGCGCCTGGGCGTTGACGGTTTGCTGCTGCAGGTAGGCCGTGTCGCGGACAATCCAGTAGCCCTGCCCCGCCGCCGTGGTGCCACGCCAGGGCTTGGCGAGCGTCAGCTGCGTGTTGCTGTCGACCGAGAGGATCGGGACCGGGTTGCCGTTGCTGCTGTCAAGGCCGAAGAGCCCGCCGGCAATCAATGCCGTCGCCCAGGCAGTCCCGGAGCCGGTGACAACGGCGCTGCCGGCGGTCACGGAAACCGTGCCGGTTACGTAGGGTATCGTCATGTCAGGAGTTCCTAAGCTGGAATGCCGAGAATGTAGTAGCGGATGCCGAGCACGTTGTCGGCACCTTCGGTTCGCCACGTGCCGGGGTTGTCCGCATCGTTGTAGTAGTCGCCGGGCTGCCCGCGATTGGTGACAAACGTGGCGCTTGTCTGCGTGAGGCGGCAATGGGAACTATCACCACACTCAAAATTGCTGTTGGTCGAGTAAACGCGTTGACGAACGGTCGGAAGCTTGATCGACTCGGTCCAACTCCCAACGCTCGTTTCGGACCCCGCCCCGTGCTTGGTCATGTATTTGACCATAGGGAACATGCCGGAGGCATCAAAGTTGATGACCGTTTGAAGCGGACTTCCTACCGCAACACTGAAATAGCCTTCCGCAATGATTTGCACACAAGGCCAGCGCGTATCGATGATGATATCCGCCCATGATGGCGGGTTGGCTGAACCGGGGCGCAAGAACTGCACAACGTCTTGACCGCCTTCCGTGAATTCCCTTAGCACGCGGTTACTGCCGTTCGTCGGCGGGTCCCCTGCGTCGAGGTAGAGCATGAACCGGGCGCGCATCGTATCGGACGAATTGAAATAAATTCGCGAGCCGCTGAACCAATAATCCGCACCCAGGCCGTTACTCATGTTCGGATTGAACGGGTAATAGATCGTTGATCCCTCGTAAAAATGAACATCAAGGGCGATGTTTGCCGGCAAGGTGATGCCGGTCTCATAGAAGGATTCGCCGGCAGGAATTGCGATGTCCGCGGCGGCAATGACCTTGACCGGCACGCGGCGGCTGTCGAACGAAACTTGCCATTCGTTCGCCGTCTCCGCGTTGTAGCCGGGCTTTGCAATTATCATCTTATCGGATCGCAGAAGGATGTTCTTCGATCCATTTGGCGCCAAGGGCGGCGCTTCCAGCGACGGGTCTTCATTGCCAGGGAGGTTCCACACGATCAACCGCTTGTCTCGCGACAAGAAGCGGTTGTATGCATCGTCATTCGTTGACGTGGTGATTTTGGCGTAAGTACCGTATGGGAAATCACCCCATTGACTGACACTGCCGCTAAAGTTTTTCATCCACGGGGCCTGATACCAGTTCCCCATAAAGAAATAACCGCCCTGGTCGTTATAGTATTTCCCTGAATAGCGGCGCTGAATTCGCTGCTGGTTGAAACGCCCGGTGTTCGTCCGTGTGGCTTTCACGTCAAACAGGGGCATATTGTATTTGCATTTCGGGAACGCGGAATTACGGAACAGCCATGTCGACTCCCCGCCGCCTGATCCTTCCATCTTCTGATAGTTGGACGCGTTCGACCCTGCCGGGTAATAATTGTATTGGACACTTCCGCCAGAGCTAATTTGATTGATACGCTCGATATGCGCGATCGACGCGTTCAGAGCGTATTTCGAGTTATAGAGGAACTTCGACCGCTGGCTGTCCGGCGTGGTGCGCGGATCGTCAGCGTCGTTCTTCATGATCTTGATGCAGCCGGCGCCGGTCGAGTCGACGCCAATCATTGTCCTGGTCATCAGCTAAAGATCTCGATCGTGCCGTTGTTGAGGTCGATTTTCATCTTGCCGTTCACTGACTGAAGAAGACCGGCGTTGACCGTGCCGATGTTGGCAACGGCCAGCTTCAACTCTCCGTCTTCGAAGACGAGTGGGTAATGGCGGCTGTTGCCTGACGTGACGAGGAACTGATCCGCCTGCACGGCCATGCGCGATTTCTGCACACCGCCGTCGGTGTAAAGCTCGACATAGAAGCCCGACACCTTAAAGCTCTGGCTGGTCCCGGCCCGCAACAACACCGAGAAACGGGCATCAACGCCGGTCGGCGCCGCGACCGCCTCGAACTTCACCAGCCCTTGTGCGAACCGGCCGTTGAAATCAGCGCTCACGCCGCTGATGCTGCTCGCGAGTGCGCCGTCGCCGTCTGCGCGAGCGGTCTCCTCGGCGATCAAGCGGGCGAGGTTGCCATCGACTTCAGCGTCGAGTGTCGTGATCGAGCTTGCGAGGGCGCTGTCTGTCGTTGCGCGCACAGTCTCCTCGGTGATCAGCCGCGCATTTGTGGTGCCGAGGCTAGCCTGCAGATACGTGAGCAACTGCGCCATCGCCTCGTTCTCGGAGACGCGAACCCGGCGCTCCTCGGTGATCTGCGCCAACGCATCACCTATGGTGGCAACGATCTGCTGGCGCTCGATCTGACCGACTGCGCCTTCGAGAGAGAAAGCATCCAGCAGCTCGACGAGGCGCGGCCGGAAGAATTCGTCCATCTCCTGCTGCAGTTCCTTGAAGCGGTTCAGCGCATCGTCCTGCAGCTGTTGCAAGCCAGTGAGCAGCGTCTGCAAGCCGGTCGGCTGCGCCGTCGTCATCCAGGGCGTGAAGGTGCGCAGCCGGTCGGGCACGGTCGTAATGGTCGCCCGGGCATTGTAGACCTTACCGGAGACGACGTTCTTCGTGGTGCGGAAGCTACCGTCCTCGGGCGAGGTGCACTGATCCTCGAAGATCTCTGTCGTGCCTTCGATCCTGTAGACGAAGCGGACGGCGGTGATTGTCGGATCATCCGGCGGGGTCCAGGTGAACAGCAGCGCCGGCGTGTCATAGCCCTGCGCGCCGTTGATCATGCCGACGGCAACATTGAAGTTCTGCACCGTCGAGAGCAGCGACGGATTGATCGGCGGCGTCGGCGGCACGACGATCGGGCCGGGCTCGATGCCGTCGTCGTCATAGATCGCCGCACTGGTCTCCGAAAGCACCAGGGTGATACGCAGCCGCTCGTCCGCCCGCCATTCACTGATCAGCCAGCTCTTGCCACGCCAGGTGATCCACTCGCCTTCCTGCACCGCGAGGCCAAAGCGACGGCTGACCGGAACCGTCGCCTTGCCGCCCATGCGGTTCTGCCGGTAGCGGATATTGAGCAGGTACTGCGCAATGTCCGGATCGGTCACCTGCAGGAAATCGATGCTTGTCTGCCGGTTCCGGCCGTCGGCGGCGATGTCCGCATTCACATAGACCGGCTTCAGGCTCTCCGGGTTCCACATCGACTCGATCGAGGTGAACTGGCCGGAGAGATGGTTGAAGCGCTCGAAGGCCGACGGCCGGAACTGCACGTCCTTGGCACGGTCAATCGGGATGTCGGCCGCAGTCAGATCCTTGACCGGGATCTGCGGTGCGCCAGGAATGACGCCGGAGAGACCGCGACGATTGAGGCCATAGCCGGCCATCGCGTCATCGAACTGCTTCAGCACCTCGGTGTGATCGTCGTCGCCGCTGACGAAGAGTGAGCACTCATAGGTCTTCTTGCCGTTCGCCCGCAGCGTGTCGCAGACGTTCATCGCCACGAAATAGGTAGCGAGATCAATTTGCCCGAGGCTCTTGCCTTCGCCGATCAGCGTGCGGCCGGAGACGAGCGCGCGAAGGCCCAGCTGATAATTGAGGCGGTGCACGGCCGGGTTCTTCGTGTGCACCCAGGTCGACGGCGTATTGAGCCGCTGCGTCCCGGAGCCACCGGCAACCGTCGAGTCCTTACGCGGGTCGTATTCGCGAAGCCCGCGCAGCACGAAGTCAATGTCCGGCTTGCCTCTGCCGGCGTCGCGGAAGAACTCGAGATGGTAGTAGCGCTCGACGACGACGTAGCACATGCCCGAAAGCTTGCTGGTCGCCTTCCACTTGTTGCCGAGAGTGGCCGTGACATCGACGAGGCGCTGATCGACACCCTGGCCCGGGCGGCCGTCATAGAAGCGGATCGAGATCGCGCTGTTGCCGTCGCCGTCGATGAAGCCTTGGACGCCGTAGCGTGCGACCTCGTTGCCGATCGTCGCCTGCGCCACGAGATTGTATTTCTCGCCATACATATAGACGTACGGCTCCAGCCCGTCGCACCAGCCGTTGGCGAGGATGAAGACCTCGGCGTTACGCTTGTTGCCCTTGTCCCACTTGGCATAAAAGGCGCGCTGTCCCTTGGTCTTGCCAACGCCGTAGAGGGTGCCAACCGGCACGTCGCCGCCGAACTGAATTTCGCCCTGGACAGCCGTGTACTTCTGTTTGACCTGCTTGGCTGCCTGGATCTTGCCGATCGCGAACTTGGCACCGAAGGCCAGCGCGCCGCCGATCAGGCTGGTGGCAAGCGCAGAGCCGCCGAACAGCGCGCCGGCGATTGCCGTGGCGATACCTGTAAAGATTGCCATGATGAATTATCCGAGGTGAAAGGCTGCGATGACGTCGGCGAGGCGGTGATCGCTGCGGCCGCGTTCGGTTTTGGTGACGAAACGGGCGCCAAGGCAGACGCCAACATGCTCGGCGCCATCGGCAAGACTCAGGATGACGAGATCGCCGAGCCGCGCTTCTGCGCCGCCCTTCGGCTGCTGGCCGAGCTCGGCCGCGAAGAAGCTCACCAGGGACGTGTGCCCGCGCCGGCGCAGCGCCCGCTGCGCACCGGCGAGCGTGCGGTAGGCGGCGCGGTACTTGTCGGCGAGTGCCGAGCCCGTCAGCGCGTCGATGACGGCGCAGCCGAGCATGAAGCAATCGGCCGATCCATAGGCATAGGGTTTCGCAAGCTCACGCGTAAGCGTGGCCTCGACGATGCGGAAGCGGTTCATGGAATGTCTCTGAGGTAGCGGTATGGAGGGCGGAGGCGGACCCGCTTTGTCCCCTAAGCGTTCCGTAGCCGTTCTATACTCTATGATTTAGACTAGGTTCAAATTCATGGAAGGATTCGGGTTTTGAATTCTGTAGGTGGCGCTTCTATGAAAAGGAG